TGCCGCCTCGTCAAGGCTCGTGCCTGCGAATGCGTCGGGGCGGATGTCGCCGTCACGGACGCGCTCATAGTTCGTGATCATGAGCCAACCGGGCGCATCCGTTACCTCCTCCATGTTGCGGACGTAGACAGGCGCATCCATGTGGAGGAGGGTCACAGCGTCACGCATGAACTCCTGTTTGACACCCAGCGGGCACACAATGAGCATCTTGCCGCCCTTGTGTTCGTGGATGAGACGGCACCATTCGAGCTGCATAATGGTCTTGCCAAGTCCGAACGCCGCGAAGATGGCACGCCGTCCGCCCGCCGCCGCCCAGAGTACCGCGTCCCGCTGATGCGGCTTAAGTATGGGACTTATCTCCCCCGGATCAATGGTAATGCCCGTCTTTTTGGCGATCACCATCTTTGATCTCAAAAATCCAATATAATCAATGGGCATAGCTTCCTACCTCCATCATCGAACCTCCCGAAAGATAATATCCGTCTTCCTCATCATGTGCAGAAACAGCTTCTTGCGCAGCAGATAGTCCCGCGTTCGCATCCCCTTGACCTCGATCACCTCGCGCTGGCCATCATCATACTCGACCAAGAAATCCGGTGTATAGGTGATTGGCTTCTGTGGCTTGCCTTGATTATCCCGAAATCCCTCTAGCAAGGTATACGTCGGCTGACACTCAAGGTGCTTGATCTCGCCGAGCCGCAGTTTCTCGCGGAGCATCATGTACCATTCCGCCTCACGTTTGCTGTCAAAGGTGCGCCCGTAGACTGTTGTCTTTCGGGCGTGGTACTTGTTCGGCTTCCTGCGCGTATGCAGTATCATCGGTCATACTCCTCGAAATAGAATTTCACGGGTCTGCCTGTGAGCCGAATCAAACCGTGTGCAAGAGCAAGGCGGAACGTCAACAATTTTTCGAGCCGCCCGACAATAAGCCCCAACTGCTCCCGCAAGCCCTCAACGCTCAGGGTTGACTTATAGAAGTTGCACTGCCGACACGCAGGACGGTAGTTCGTAATCTCATCTTCGCCACCAAGATAGACAGATTGCACATGATCGACCTGCATTTCCTTGATGTCGATCTCCTTACCGCAATACGCGCAGTGCCCGCCGTACATCTCGTATACCTCACGGCGCATATCTTTCGACAAGGCTTTTCGTCGCCGTACCCCTGTAATCTCCTGTTTTTGTGCCCGCATCACATTCCCGATTGCCTCCCGCGCTGTCGGGTCTGGCTTCTTGCAAGGAGTGTATTCGTCCATATCTTTTCCTCCTCACCCGTAAAGTTCATCCTTCAGTTCGTCGATCAGCTCCGATACCTGCTGTTTACTCATATCCTCCACCGGATAATCCTCAAGGTCATACCCGAGTTCGCGCAACAGGTCTTGTGCATATACAATCTGCGCATTTGTCGCCTGTTCCATGTCGCCGCCTCCTCAGAAGTACCCGCGCTCACGATTCTTCTCGTTTACGCGCCGATGCAGTTCGCCGCGCTCATCCTCGTCGTAGCCCATCGCATTAAGCCAGGAGACGCACACATGGATGACGTCCGTGAGTTCAAGCGCAATGCGATCTTTCGCCGCTTTTGCCCTATCAGGGTATTCTCTGCTGTATCCGTTCTCAAATAACGTACGATACTCCGGCGTCTCTTGAATGACCTCGTTCGTCTCCTCCAACAGCTTCGCGACCCACTTAACTGTTACTGCATCCTCGAATTTCGTGCACGGCTGCGGCTTTGTCATGTCAATGTTCTGTCCTCCCGAAGAGTCTACGCATTCTCTCGCTTTCCGAAGCCAAAGAACCATTTCCTCCCACGGTTTATCAGTTTCATAGCTACCTTCCATGTGGCAACGATCAATGTCTTTCGCTTTTTCCTCGACGATCTTTGCAATATCCGTGAGGCGTTTTGCCCGTTCTTCTGCGCCCATCTCAGCACGCTCCTTTCATGCGCCAGTCGGCGCCCTTAATCTCCACACGCTCGCACATCCCGTAGATGCGCGAAATGATGCGCTGCCCCTGCATATCATCAATCACGTTGCCGCGCCCATCCACCGTCGCCATGTGGGCGATGATCTCCGTCGGGCTGTAATTGCTTGTGACAACCGTCGGCAGCTGCTCGTTGTACCTGTGGTTGACGATGCAAAAGAGCTGTTCGCCCACCCACTCGCTCATTTTCTCGCTGCCGAGGTCATCGAGCACCAGAAACGGCGTCTCCTTGACTGCCTGCACCGTCTCCGCTGTATTGCCGTCGTCAAACGATGCGCGGATGTCTGCCATGAGATCAGGCACGGAAGCAAAGAGTACGGGATGCCCCGCCCTTGCCCGCTCATTGGCAATAATCGCCGCGAGTTTGGTTTTCCCCGTCCCTCTCACACCGTAGAGAAACACGCCGCTGCCGCCGTCAAGCACCCATCGTGCAGATTCCACCGCCTTGCGATTGCCGTCCGTCACGGTGTAGTCCGCGAATGTGTCGCCCTCGTAGGCGCGTGGTATCCGCGCAGAGGAAAAGAGGCGCGCAATCCGTAGTTTCTCCCGCCTATTACGTTCATGTTTGCACGGGCGCAGCGCATAACAGAACCGCCCATAGGACGTATCTACGACAGGAATCATTCCCTGAGAGACCTGCTTGCAGCTCTCCCCTGTGCATCCGCGACAGAGGTCTTGCGCCCGCTCAATCTCGACGATCTCATCCCGATGCCGCTGTGTCTCCTCCGCCGTCAGGTCGTACTTCCCACGGATAGACGTGGTTACGGTCCGCTTCGGCGAAATCCGAATACCTTTCTGCAAGAGCCTCGCGGCTATTGTCCCTGCCTGTTCCATGCTGTTTCACCTCCTGTTTCAGCGGGAAAAATCCCAACCACCCACGCATGACCGATTCGTTCACAATCTCAATCTTCTCCGCGTCATTATTGCTGATCTTATCCAGCTTAGAAAGATTGAGTCTTAGAGCTCGGTCCGTAAGCGGTGCCTTTTTCGTTTTGCGCATCTCTATGAATCCTTCAAGCGCCTCAATGAGCTCCGCATTTTGGGTGTAGGAATCCAAGGAAAAGGCGCCAGCCTTTTCTTTTGGTTTTTCTTTTTCTGTTTTCGTTTCTGTTTTACGTTTATGTTTTATATAGTGTCCAGTAATTGGGGTAGTAATTGCACCATCTATTGGGGTAGTAATTGCACCATCTATTTGGGTAGTAATTGGGGTATTTTGGTTACCAATTACTGGTGCAATTCCAAGCTCGACAAGTTGATATTGTGTCGCTTGATGCTTCCCTCCCCGTATGGTTTTAATGTACCCCGCCTGTTCGAGAACGCGCCGCGCTTCCGCTATGGTCTTCTTATTCCGTATTCCAGTCATCAAACAGATTTCTGCGTCTGATGCGGGAAAGCACTCCGGCCAGCCTCTCATGTTGGCAATCTGAAATAGTCTCATGTAAACATTGAAAGGGGTGCCGGGGAGGTTCCCCGCACTCATGGTTAGAAATGTGTTGAGCTGTCGAATATAGTCCATGCCGCGTCCTCCTTTCTATGAGTTTTTACGGGGGTTACGATTGAGCCGATACACCTTCGCAATCCGCTCATCAATCTTTACGGGCTCAAGGAAATACCTCTTGAGGAAATCCCCTTGCCCGACCTTGTGAATCTCCGTATGATGCTCCCTGCAAAGAGGCAGCGCCCGCATACCAATGTGGCATATTTCCTTGCGGTTGCGTCCCATTCCGACCGCATCGACGTGATGCAGCTCCGCTTTCCTCCCACAGACCGCACACCTCTTATTCATCAGACACGCCCATACATAGCGCGGGATGTCCTCCGAGAGCTGATACAGCGGTTCTCCAACGTCTACACCATGCAGGAGGCAGAAATCTATCAAGTAGGTGATAAAGAGCCTTGCGGTCGTCATGTCACAGTTCGAGAGCGAGAACGACCGCCGCAGCGTTTCCGCTTCGCCCACAAACATGAGCTTTAACATTTCCTTCATCGCCTCGAGCGGGGTATATCCCCACCATGCGGCGATATAGGATATCAGGACGTATGCTTTCTTACGTTGATCTGCGGATATGTGACGTTCATCCACGAGCTCCACGCCAACAGTCGGTTGATACCCCTCTGGTCTCTTTTTGTTGTGACGAAACGGGACAAAGACCGTAATGCCGTCATCCCGTTTCTCCACAACTTCGCCTAGGAGCACCATGCTCAGAACGGAATATCGTCATCGTCAGAGGTATACGCGCTGCGTATCTCCGTCTCGATGCATTTCTTTTCCGGTACTGCGATTGCCTCGACTCCCTCAATCGGAAGAATACCGATGCACTTGGTAGAGGTGTAAATCTTGCCGTTGTAGACATACTCCTCTTCGCGGAACTTACCGCCGAAGAGTTTGCCGACAAGGCTCTGCTCGTTCCAGTCCCATGTGTAGCCCGGATTGGATTTCTCGATGTTCTGGAGCATACCCTTGAAGCGCCCTTGATGATCACCGGCCGTGAGCTGATAATACATACCGCCCCATTTCGCATCAGCATTGCCCGCCTTGCGCCCCTCGTACTGCTTGCGGTAGTAGCCCCTGTGCGGGCCACTCTCAATGTCAAAGGCGATTGTCAGCATCTCTGCGCCACTCTTTGACTCGCCCAGCTGCACCTTGACGATACGGCACTCATAGCCCCCCGGCGGCAGGGGAATGTACTCCCCTGTGATTGCCGCTGTCGTATCCCAGTCATTTGGTTTCTGCATCATGTCAATTCTCCTCCTGTTCCACCTCTTGGCGGCGTTCCCATTCGGTGTCTTTTTGAACGAGCGTCTGCATCAGCTTAAACACCTTTTCCTTGTGATGTGTTGCCACAATTTCAAAGCCGTTCGCATTCTCTTCAAACCCACGGACATTCTTCGGGAGTGCGGGTTGAAAGGTTTTTGTCTGCGGATTCAAGCGCATCCAGGGGCGAATTTTGAAACGCCACTTCAATGCGTCATATCCGATCTTCTTAAACAGATGGTTTTGTGCCTCCACCTCATTTGCAGCGATAATGCTCGGAAACTGCCACGCTCGCTGAGCAGAGTTCCAAATACGATAAATGATGCGCTTAGGACGCTTTGACTTCCGTTTCACCATCATCGTCCTCCTCATACTTCTTCAGTGCGGCAATGACCGCAGCCATGTCATTTGGAATCTCCTTCTCGAAACAATCCATCGGGCTCTTTGCCGTCGAGTGATCTGCCTGTGTCACAAAGACGTGCCGCCCGTCCAGAGCTTTTGCCCAGAGCACCGTTGTAAATTTGGACTCAAGGACAATCTTGTCCAGCTTGCGCCCGCCCGTCTTGACGTGCGTCCATTGGTAGCCACTCTCATCATGCTCCGTAAGGGAGTGGGCGATAAAGACGACGGTCAAATTCTCGCGCAAGAGGTGTGCATCCGAAACAATGTTCCACACACACTGCGCAAGGTCGACGAACTTATCGAATCCGCGTTCCTTCGCTCTGCGCATCTCATCGTCCACCATGATGGTGGTGAGACCGTCAATGACGAGCGTGTCGAACTTATCCGCCCATTCTCCCTGCATCTTCTGATAGATAGCTTCAATGGTCGGAACGCTTGATGTCTGCGTGTAGTTCTTCTTCGTTCCGTTGTACTGCTTCTTCCAGCCCTTCCACGAGAGCCCCTTGCGGTCTGCATCAACGATGAACGTACGCTCCGGGTCAAGGGTGCGGAGCGATGTTGTCTTGCCGCTCCCGCTCTCTCCGTACAGCAGAATTGCTCTACTCATTTTCCTACCTCCACATAGAAACTCGGCGCGCCCTGCGTCACCGTCATGCCCTCCACAACCTGCCCTGTGGCACTCACAACGCGCCCGTCTTCCATCACGCGCAGCGTTTTCTTGTAGTCGCCCCAGCGCACGGATTCCTCTCGCTTAACGAAAGAATCATCATCACCCTTGACGAATGCGAGGAGAGCGGCGTTTGTTGCTGTCACCTTATCCTCGCCGATCTTCCACGTCTCACCACCCGCGCGGAACCCGACCGTCCCTGAGGGCAGTTTTACAGACTTCTTCTTGCCGTCTGCAATCTTCTCTGTTGCCCACGGCTCGAGCAGCCCCTTGAGGGAGAAATCACTGCTCTCAAGCTCTGCAAGCGCATCCGCCCGCCACTTCTCATAACGTGCAGTCATCTGCTTGTACTGCTCCTCGATGAGTGCCCGCGCCTTTGCGTTCTCCTCGAGTTTTTCGAGGCACCACTCCGCGCTCGCCTCATCGGTCACCGCGAATGGCTTCTTTTCCTCCTGGTATGCCGCAATCTGTTCGCTCATGATGCCAACACCGCCTTCCTAAATACGTTGATATTGCGTCGGTGTGCCTGTGCGTGCTCCTTGACCTTGCGCTCGTACTTGTTGTAACTGAGCGCAGAATCAATCGTCACAAGCGCATCGCCGGAAAAACTATCCTTGTCAATGTAAGTCAGCTCAATGTGTGCCGCCCCCTGATAGCGACGCATTTCCGCCGAGAGGAGTGTCAGCCTCCCGAACGCTTCCTCAAGCTCAACGAGGGCTTTCAGTCCCTCGGGAAGCCGCTTCGGAATCCTCATCTGCATCCTCCTCATCAAAATCCCACGAATATGCGGAGAGGTACACCTGCTTCGCGCCCTTGAATAGATCGCAGCGGTCCATCTCCCTTACGATGTTTATCGCATCATCCATGTCCTTGGCTGTAACATCGATCTTCCCATAAATTTCAAAGTTTACTTCGTATTTCATTTGATTTACCTCCTATTCCGTGATACAATCACGGTGTAGAACTTATTCTTCTGCGCTCAGAGCGGTGCCAGCCGCTTCGGGCGCTTTTTCTTTTGCGATACGCGCCGCGTTCAGGAACATCATACGCGTTCTAATCTGTGCGATCTGCTCCTCCTTCGTTTCAAGCTCATCGATCATCGACAACAAAGTGTTGAACGCCACGTCGATCAGCTTGTATGGCTCTCCACAAAACATCTCCTGTGAGCGGCCTTTATCATCGACGGCCACGGAGATAAACAGCCTACTTCTGATCATCTCAGCCGTAAAGTTATCAAGCTGCTCTTTTGTCATTCCTGCTCCTCCTTCACCCAGTATGTCACCCGAATCTCATCGCCGGGGTAAATCTCCCCCTTGCGCTCCATCAGCCATGGGTTCAGCTCCTCGATGCCGGATTTGTATTCGAGAATGTAGCGGCGGGTTCCGGTGTTTTTGCGGGTGTACTCCTCCGCGATGTCCCAGAGCGTATCTCCGGGGCGCACGGTGTAGGTCTCTTCAACCAACACAGCGTCCCGGGTATCGTCCCATGGATTCACAGCACCCGAGCAGAGCGCCGCAACGCCTACAAACGCCCCACCGATCGCGATGTGTTTCCAAAACTCACGCATGAGCTCTGACCTCCTTTCTCTCTTTGAGTTTGCCCGTATAACGAGGGAGTGAGTGTATATACTCAACTACCCACGAATACGGCACCTTGCGATTCTCAGAGCCACGTTCAAGAACAAACGCCAGATCGCCGCTCTCGAATCGCTTGGCAACAGTCGCCGTTGAGCATCCGAGGATCTCTGCAACCTCTCCGACACTCAACAGACGTTCTTGCGGTACCTCCGCAGGTTTCGGAGGCAGATAGACAACCTCCGGCAGATGCTCAATGATGCGCTGCGTCGCCGCCTCTGACTGTTCAGCGACTTTCTCTGCGGCGATTCGCTCGACAGCATCCGTGAGCACTTTCACGATGTCGAGCGTCGCTGCGTCAGCCGCTTTCCTTGGCATATCCTCACCTCCAGAAATAGACCGCCAGTATGGAGAACAGCATAACTGGTGCTGTCAGGCAGACGATCGTTATAACGAAGTCCCAGTCTATGACCCCCCGCACATACTTCACCTCCCTATCGGCATCCACGCCCCACCATCTTTGCTATCTACCATGATTCGCCTCTGTACGTCATGGCGGGGCGCCGATGCTGTTAAGTCCGGCCTAGTTTAATCTACCTAAAGTAGAGTCATTCAGCAAAAAAAATATCATCGTACGGTACATTCAACCGATCAGATAGTTTCTTTGCTTGCTCAATCGTAGCTAGATTCGGATTCTCCTCTAATTTACGGTATGTCTGAACGTGTACTCCCAGCAGTTCAGCCACCTCATCCTGCGTCATCCCCGCTGTAATTCGTGCAGCCTTCAGGCTGATTTTCATATCATTCTCACCTCCTATCCGTCCGGCACGATTTAAGTATATTCTACTTTAGGGAGAATTTCAAGCCCTAAAAGTAGATTTTTTTCATTTTCATATTGATTTTTTTCTACCTTTAGTGTAGTCTATGCGTGAGGAGGCGATACACCATGCCGATCAGCAGCAACATCAAAAAACTTCGAGCTGCCTATGATTTATCCCAAAAAGACCTTGCGGCCATCGCAGGCGTTTCCAATAAAGCTGTATCTACATGGGAGAACGGCATCAAAGAGCCCCGCATGGGGGCTATCCAAAAGATAGCTGACCACTTCGGGCTGAAGAAAAGTAATCTTATTGAAGACGACGGGATGGAGCGTATATCACAGTTTTCCTCTTCTACTTCCCCATCCCCCGATGACCTGTCTCCCCGCGAAGAACGTGAGATCGCCCGCGACCTTGAAGATATGATGCACTCGATGGCCTCGGCAGCGTACGAGGGCGACCAACTCGAAGATGTCGAGGCGTTCAAGGCGACAATCAAGGCTGCTATGATACAAGCGAAAAAATTGGCGAAAGCGAAGTATACGCCTAAGAAGTATAGGAAGTAGATAGTTATAAGGGAATGACCTAGATATGGATATCAAGGGAAAGGCTATCCAACTCATTAAGAAATACGGTACAGACGATCCGTTCCGGATCGCAGCCGAGCTAAACATTAAGCTGGTATACGCCCCACTCGGCGGGATATACGGCAACTACATGAAATACAAGCGCACAAAGTTCATCATGATCGATGGAGACAAAACACCTGAACGAATGCTGCCGTTCGTGTGCGCGCACGAGCTCGGGCACGGTATCTGCACCCCCGACGAGAATACGGAGCTACTACAGGCGTATAGCCGGGGGCTTGACTCTCGTATCGAGCGACGCGCGAACTTGTTTGCCGTCGAGCTCTTGCTTAACGATGACCACTTGCAGGAAAATGCTGAGTGCAGCATCTATACGCTCGGTGCAATGCGCGGTATCCCGGAGGATATCATAGGGTTAAAGGAAAGGTAGGAGGTAGCTACTATGCAAGTCGTGTTAAAAATCGCGGTCGTACTGTGTCTACTTTTTTCATTCTCCTCGACAGCATTTGCCCTCTCATCAATTGTTGTTGAAAACGCGACCCCGGCTGAGGTTCGGTCGTTTCTGATCGAGAATATGTCCAGACTAGGCAAGAACGCCAGCATAGAAAATTTGACAGATAGCAGTATTACGTTCATCATGATAGATCCGACAGTTAGACAGTCTGGATGGACAGTCACGCAAGACTCAGAGTTAAAAGAAACTTTCACATTTACCCCATCAGGAAGCGGAACTCTTTTGACTTTCAACGCGATAGGAAGCAGTCGTACTGTTGATGGACAGATTATCAGGGCACCACTACCGCCCAGTCAAATTGACACGCTAATGCTTGAGGGAGTGAAGCTTCATTTTGACGGCGGCTATTTGCACGGATTTTTACTGAGCCCTCAAAAGCAAGGTGACGGGTATCCTATAATTCAAATCCTCCCATACAGCCCGGCTGAAAAAGCAGGTCTGAAAATAGGTGACGTAATTACTAAAGTCAATGGGGTTAAGCTGGAATACGTAGCGTCAAAGGGAGGATTCAACTTTCAGACAACGGTTCAAAAATCTGAGCAGCTCATTCTAACGGTTAAGGCCGGCAAACTAGAGAGCGAGCGTAGTGTTATATCACAGCTCTTTGATGCCAAAACACAGCAGTTCAGAGCCCCTCTGTCCTAGCAGCAACCGTGACGTTAAAATAAATATAAAATAAGCCGCCCCCGGCGCTGCAAACACCAAGGGCGGCAGACATGACGCGAATCATGCCAAGTTGCAAACAAATTCTACCATGATTCGCCTCCTTTGTAAACCACAAGGAGGTTTTATTTATGTCCAAGATACGCATACGCAAGCGCGGAAAGACGTACTCGTACAGTTTCGATACGTCCAAGAACCCACGCCGCATGAAAGAGAAAGGAGGCTTTGCCACCGAAGATGAAGCATTTGACGCAGGCGTAAAAGCCTATGCCGACTGGAAGAGCGGGAATATCGGTGTCACGTCGGAGAAAGTGACGCTGCGGGACTACCTTGCCTCGTGGCTTGAGAACGTCGTGCGACCGAACGTGAAGCGGACGACTTTTCGAAGCTATTCCAACGCCGTCACTACACGCATCAACCCGCATATAGGAGATTACTATCTGCAAGATTTGCGCCCACGAGACATAGATATATGGGTGCAAATGCTTGCAAAAAAAGGATTGGCACACGGAACAATCGTGCAGTCAAAAACGGTCCTATCCATTGCTCTAAAATATGCAGTATATCCATCAGAGTTAATCACGGTGAATCCATCTACGGGCATTCAAATCCCCCGTTATGCTCCGCGAAAAGTCATAAAACGCACAGTGATAACAGCGGAGCAGTTTTCCTCCTTTTCAGAAACAGGGAAATACTATTCTGCACTTAAGATCATGTATCACACTGGCATGCGCATCAGCGAGGTGCTTGGGCTTACATGGGAGGATGTTGATCTTGCCACAGGTAAAATCTCTGTCCTTCGGCAACGCACTGAGAGCGGACATTTTGACACACCAAAAACGGAAAGCAGCATCCGCACATTTTATGCAGATGCGGTACTTCTTTCCTACCTCCGCACTCTCCGATCTGCTCAACTGGAAAATCAGATGCGATTCGGGCAGGGATATCAAATCCCGTACGAGGACCACCAAAACGGTCGTGCGCTCATCTTGCTTCCCCAAAAGATTCATGCACCAGAGCAACATATCCGTCACTCTCTCGTGTGTGTGCGAGAGGACGGTGTCCCATTCCAGCACACTCATATCACATACTTACTACGGAAAACGGGGCTCAACCCCCACAGTTTCCGCCATACGCACGCTACACGGCTCGTCGAAGCGGGAGCGAAGCCCGTCGATGTAGCCGCCCGACTTGGTCATAAAGATGTGATGATTACGCAGAATCTTTACACGCATGACACGGAAGCCATGCAAAAAGAGACCGCACGCATCTTCGCCGAAATTGTAGGCAAATGATTTTGTAGGCAAATTGTAGGCAAAGCGGATTTTCGACTTATTCAAACACCGAAAAATAAGGGGTGGAATTGAAAAATACAATATTTTCGATTATAAGATATAATAAGTCCTGTTATTTTTACCTTAAAGATATTGGTTCTTTCTTTTATTTTATTTAGGAGAGCAATATATTTTCTATATTTTTTAGGATACAAGGCACTCAAAAAACCGACGAGGCTGCATAGCTGTGTGGAGCATCGTCGGCTTTTTTAGTTGTACCGTTTACTTTTTCAGTGCGGCAAGTTTCGATCCCATGATACGCTTGTACGTCTTGACGTTCATAAACTTACCCTCAATCGGCAACGAAAGATCATTCCAAAGAACCAATTGAAGGTTTTTCATACTAAGGCTTTGTCCATAAAGCTAATTGCTGTTCTCCCCCATTATAATGCCTTATAAAAATGTCAGTGCAGCTAGACCACCGCAGCATACGAGCCAGAACCCGGCTAAAGTCAGCATCCAATATTTCCATTCTTTATGAGATATATTTTGTGGTGCGATCTGATGTGCGCCGGTAAACATACATCCGAAAGCCCCAAAAAACACAAAGAGCAGTGTGCTAAAAACAGCCCAAAACTCCGCGTTCGGCGTTTTTACAGTGTTATGCACTACCTCAAAAGCAGGAAACCATAAAATTAATAGTAAGCAACCTAATGGCAGAAGGTAATTATGGTACTTCTTATAAACATAAAGACCGAAAAAAAGTACACATAATAATGCTAAAGAAATTACTATGAGCTGCAGCTCTGCATCTCCCCGTCTCGATACGGATCGACCAATAAATACGCCGATGACAGCGAGAAAAATACTGATATTTCTTTTCACAATTACCTACTCTCCTCCGTTTAGATTACCGAAAGAATTGTTCCGAAAGCCTCCTTAAGATTTCTCTGAATAAACCTATTAATAAAGATAATTCTACACTCTATCTATTCGGCAGTTCCAATAGAAACAACACGGCTGCTATACCTCCGCAGCATATAATCCAAAATCCGGCTAAGATCATCAACCAGTATTTCCATTTTGGCGAGATATTCTTTGTGGCGCTATTTGGTGGCTTCCGGTGATCATACAAGCAACCGCCAAGCAAACAAGAAAGAATAGGCCACTGAATATCTCCCAAAATACAAATCGAGAAGACTTTATATTGTCATGCAGCACTCCGAGAAATGGCAGGCAAATAATTAGAAGTACACACCCTAAAGGAAATAATAGATTATGTGTTTTTTTATAAACATACAGACTAAAAGCTAGTATGAATAAGGATGCCAAAGACATCACTACGATTTCTATATCAGCATTTCCCTGCCTCGCCAAGGCTCGACCGGCAAATACGCCAATGACAGCCACAAGAATACTGATATTTTTCTTCATATGTTTTACCACTCTTCATTTGGTTTGCTGCAAAATATTATAACGAAAGATCATTCCAGAGAACCATTGGAAGGCTTTCCATATAAACCTTGTCCATAAAGTCAATTGAGTATTTTCTCATAGAAATATCAGTGCTGCTGCGCCTCCGCAGCCTACGAGCCAAAACCCGGCTAAAGCCAACATCCAGTATTTCCATTGTTTATAAGAGATGATGTGCGGCGATATTTGGTGACTACCGGTAATCAGACAAGCCAATCCGAGGAAGGAAAAAAAGAGCACCCCACTAACAAATCCCAAAAGTTTAATTTGAGAGGTTCCTATGCTGTCCTGTAGGACATAGAGAAACAGCAGACCTACAACCAGCAGTATACATCCCAAAAGAAATATCCAATTATGATGTTTTCTATAGATGTAGATGCCGAAAAAGATTGCGACCAATGCCGATAAAGACCATACAACGATCTCTAACTCCGTATTTCCCTGTCTTGATAATGCGCGACCGGCCAATACGCCGCCAACTCCTACAAGAAGGCTAATATCTTTCTTCATATTATTTAGTTACCTTCATTTGGTTTTCCACAATAATTGTCTTTTGCAAGATCCGCAAGTTTATCAATATTCTTTCCAATAATACTTCCCAATACGATGCCTGCTCCAACGGCAAGAATTTCCGGAGCTGCTGCTGCAGCGAATATTCCAGCGACTCCTATGCCTACTCCGGCGCTTGCCACAGCGGCAACAGTATCTATTGCGGCAGTCTTGTCCTCTGTCGTCACATCATCTCCTCCCTTGTCAGTAGTACTGTATAGATTTATTTTCCCCCTTTATTATTACAAAAGATAATAAGGCTTGTTATTTTCGTCTTAAAAGATATTGGTTCTTTCTTCAATTCTATTCAGGAGCATCATATAATTTCTATATTTTTTTAGGATACAATGTACTCAAAAAACCGACGCCGCTGCACCGCTGTGTGCAGCCGCGGCGGGTTTTTTTTTTTTCGCTT